TCATTTGTGGAATAGAGTTGATTCTGTTAAGAATCGTGTGTTAAATAAAGCGAGAATTTCTAAACTTGCTTATGTTAACACTATAGACGATTTTACAGGAATTAAACCACAGATGAACTTTGGCATAGATGCAGAGGCATTAAATATGATGAATGGAGTTAAACAATCTATCGATCATTTAAATGTCACTATAGCTGCAGGAGTCGATATCAATCACAACCCTTTTGGAATCAAGATGGGAGCTGCTGGTAGAACTGTTAAGGATGCGTTGCCTGAAGGAGGTAACATCTTTACTACTATCAAAACTTATTTAGTTGATCACAAGGAGATTGGTCTCATTATTGGAAGTGCTCTTTTAGCAACTTTGGCTTTTTGTAATGTCAAGTCGAAGATGCTGAAAGGTATCATTATTTTAGCTGAGACTTTGTTTGTGTCTTATATTTTGGAACCTTCTGTGACGTATTATGTCCAGAAGCTTCTAGAGATGGCTAACGACTTTCTTGGTAGAGGTGAAGAAGCTCAAGTCGATGGTTTAGATGTTGGAGGATTGAGAAATCAATCTAATACCGTCATAACTATGATTGGGACTTGTTTGTCTGGAGCTGCCTATTGTTTAACGATAGGTAAGCCACTTTCACAATCTAACGCCGTAGGGTTTTTTAAAGGTCTTGGAGAAGCACCCAAAATTGCAACAGGTATTACATATCTATTGGAATTTATGGTCTCCGTGATCAAGAAAATTCTTAGTTGGATGGGAGGTGAATGGGTTATTGAAAAGTATCCTTGTTTTCAAGATGAGTTCACTAACTATCGTGCTATAGAGAAGCGCGTCAATGAATTCGTTGAGAAAATGAGGGTTGGTAATGCTTTCGACTTTAATAATGGGAGAGATTGTTTTACTCTGGAAAGAGATCTTAATATCTTGATTTCAGAGATTCCAAACAGCCCAGCAATGGCGAGTTATAAGAGAGATGCTTATATGCTATTGCAAAAGTTGAAACCTACGATACAAGCCTTTAGTTCTGAGAACTTAGGATCCGGCATTAGACATAGACCCACAGGAGTGTGGATTAGTGGTAATAGTGCTACTGGTAAATCTGCCTTTTTGAGGAGATTCATCACAGATCTATGTTCTAAGACTATGACTGGTCAGCAATGGCAAGTTTATAGGATGTCGCCTAAAGATGCTGTGTATGCATACGCTTACGAGAAAGAATTTTGGGATTCTTACCATGGGCAATATGTTACAGTTATCGATGAGGCTGGTCTTATGAAAGAAGTCGAAGGAGCCACAAATGACGGCTTTATGGCTGTTATTCGTATGGTTAACACCTTTGATTTTCCTTTGAACATGGCAGAGCTTGTTAAGAAAGGTAGAACTGAATTTTGTTCAACTTTTGTTATAGCTACGTCTAATCGGAAAATCATTGCAGGAGTTAAATCCCTATTCTTCCCTTTGGCATATATTAATCGATTTGATGTTCAAGTGCATATGGTCCCTAAGAAGGCATATTGCGTGAATCCAGATGAGAATGATATATTTCTGCGGAGAGCAGATCATAGAACTTACCCTACGGTTGAAACTGGCGAGCAATTGTCTATGGAACCTTATGAATTTAAGGCTCTTAACTTGCAAACTGGTGAGTACACCTCGGATTTCTTTGGTTATGATGAGATGTTAGAACGAGTATTGGCAGCTCATAAGAAGAACAAGGCTTTTGGAGAGAAGTCTGTTGCATCTTATGCTACCGATATCAAGGAAGCTCATTACAGGAGAGTTTTAGCAGGAGTAGCCGTTAACACATTACCCGAAGACCATGCTTATTATAAGATGCGTCAGGAGAAGGACAAGGTAATGGAGAAGCGAAGAGCTATGTATAACGATCGAGAAGTTGAGACAGCTGCTGGCAAATTTCAATCTGCCGAACAGCATAAGGCTTTTATGGAGGAGATGGCTATTTTGAAGAGAGCTCAAGCTGCTATTGAGAATGACATGAATATTGAAGAGAAGAGGATTTTAGCAGGATACAGAGATCATGCGACTAACCTTACAAAATTTGAAAGTTTTGATGAAGTAGTTGGACGCAAGATGAAGCAAGATCGTAAGCCCTTCAAAACTGTAAAATTCCTTCCAGACGGTACCGAGTCTAAGGAGACTTCTGATGGTGAAGAAGAAGAACCTGTGATGTTTGAGTTTGATGAAAACGTCATTGGAGGACTTAAGCCTCAGATGTTTAAAGCTTTGGGAAATATGTATTGGAAATCTGTAAGTGCAGGTATTGATGAGTACGACCTTGCAGCTTCTGAAGAGAAGTCTGTATTGGAATCGCTTAAACTTGGTTTGAATCGCTCTTATGATACAGTGTTGTCAGAAACTGTTGATCGTAATAAGTGTCCAAACCTTGGTCATGTGATTGACTATACAGATATGCCCGAAGATCTTATGATCAACGTATGTATGTTGTACCAATATGATTATGCTAAATTTGCTGCTTGGCAAGCGAAGAGCAAACGTAAGTTTGTTTCTGAGTTTAAGCTAAAGGAGATTATGGACGCGTATAAAGAAGAGGAGATGATGCCAACTGTCGATCATATCGCACAGATGGTTGTCGATCTTAAGTTCACTATTGGGAATTGGAAATTTATTACTGGTATCACAGCCGCATTGACTGTCATTACCGGTATAATTCTCGCTTATAAGCTTTTCTTTGACACTAAGTCTACGGATAAAGGCACTCCTTGTGCCGCTTGTCTGTCGACTCAGTGTTCTACCCCTGATTTGTGTAAACTTATCTTGGGTGATTCAGAAACTCAGAGTGGGAAAACCAAGTCTACTGGTCAAAAGCAACATTCTCGATCTTTAAGAAACTTCAAACATGCTGGTATTAAAACACAAGCCTTGTCGTTGAATAAAGATCAGTTGCAGAACATGATGAAGGTTCAGAACAGTGCCACGTATATCTTAGATTGTGATGAATATGAGAATATAATACATGCCTTTTTCTTTAAAGGTCAATGTTGTTATTTTCCTTGCCATTTTTACGACTTTTTGAAAGAAAAGTCAGACAATGGTGATGATACTCTCATAATATTCAGGCCTATCGACGGTTCTACTATTATCAAAGTTTGGTTTCGTACCATTGAAGATAGTATTGGAATCATCAGAGAAGATCTAGACATGGTGTTTGCAAAAATACCAAATGCCAGGATGCATACTGATGTTATCGATAAGTTTATTGGTGAAGGTGATGCCTTGATTGCGCCTAAGAATTCGTTTTATGGTTGTGTTCCTACTAGAGATTTATCAAAGAGTCTGGGAGACCCTACAAAATATGGATATATGACAACGAAGCTTAAAGCAAGTGCTGAGACCATTGAGTCGGGAGACTCTGGTGTTAAGTATCGAACACGAGGTATTGTTGTAGGTAATACATTCTTAAATGATGGCGATTGTAGTCTTAACTATTGGACTGCTGAGACGACCCATCGTGATCAGAAGATCATTGGAGCTCACATCGCGGGTAGGAGTGCTGGGAACGGTAAACCTGCTCTGTGTGTGTGCGCTATTTTGACCAAACAGGACATGTTGTTGGCTTACAAATCTCTAAACGAAGTCCCTGTCACTTTTGAAGTGAATGATGACTTGACTGGTTGCGCTAATCACCACAATGTAGCATCTCAGTTTAGAGTTTTAGGAGTGGTGAAGAACACCCGCTCAAGGTCTAAGAACAACATTGTCCCTAGCGAATTACATGACACTTATAGTAAGTCACTTTATGCCCCCGCTAAAGTCACTGAAGAGATTGTCGATGGAATTCTCAAGAGGCCGTTAGATTATGCTCAGTCGAAGGTGTGTCTCGAGCAACCTGCTATTAATGGCTTGTTGTTGGATCACGCTGCGAATTCTTATATTGCTGAAGCTGTTAAGGAAATGGAGCCTTCTATTTTCAATAGAGGTTTGTTACCTTATAAGGAAGCTATAATGGGAAGTCCTGGTATATTTAATGGCATTCCGATTTCTACATCACCCGGATACCCATATAGTGAAGGCAACCCTGGGAAAGGAAAACTTCATTGGATAGGAGATGTAGAAGGAGGTTACGATCTTGACAAACCCGAGGCTAAACGGTTTATCGAAGAGTGCGAAGGTTATGAGGAACAGCTTAAATCTGGAGTGATACCATGGTGGGCGTTTAAAGATGCTGCTAAGGTAGAACGAAGGTTGAAAGCTAAAGTCGATGACTGGAAAACTAGATCTGTTAACCCTTGTTTTATGGGGTGTTCCGCTATCGTTAGGAGATTCTTTGGCTGTTTTATGATATCATTTCAAGAAGCACGCTTACAGATTGGTTCTGCATTGGGTATCAACCCTATGGGATCAGAGTGGGACGTTATGGCTCGCATGTTAGGAGTGCATAAGAAAGTCATAGCTGGAGATTATAGTGCCTGGGATGGCCGAGTTCCTTATGAAGTTATGGTTCTGTTTAGTAGATTTTGCCGCATGTACTATGCTGGTTGCCCTGAGTGGCACCACAATGTGAGAGATTTACTTATCAGAGACATGGCACAATCTAAGCACTTAATTACAGTCTTTTCTGAAGAGGCACCAGCTGATTTTGATCTTGTAAGAGAGATCACAGAAGAAGGATTGTATAAAGTTGACTTGGATGATTTATATGACATGAAGTACGTTCTTAAGGTAAAGCTTAAAGGTAAAGTGTATTTTGTATACACTATAGTTACTGAATGGCTTGGTGGTGTTCCTTCGGGACACCCCCTTACCACTATTATGAACATCTTTTGCAATCAAGTCGTGTTGAGGTATGCGATAGCTGATTGCTATTTAGGAGGAATGGCCCACATGTTTTCTATTACGTGTGCTGACCCATTTCCTAAATTGTCTATGCATTATGTTATATTTTGTTTTGGTGATGACAACGTCTTTTCTATCTCAGACTGGTTGTCCACGTATGTGAGCCAAAGCAAATTAACTGATGCAATGTCGAGAATTAATTTGATATATACTGATGAGGGCAAGACTGGCAAATCCTATGAGTGGCGAGAACTATCTGAGGTTAGTTTCTTAAAACGAATGTGGGTCTGGCAAAAATTGCTTGGAAGGTATGTTGCACCATTAGAATTGACTGTTATTCTTGAGATCCCTCAATGGAAGAAAGTCAAAGATCCGGTGGGTGCAATGGGAGATAGATGTAGATTAGCGATATTAGAATTGTCGTATCATGGTAAGGATGTGTGGAATTATTACGCCCCTGACATGATTGCAACAATGATCGAAGCAGGAATAGTCCCCGTGGAGGTGACTTGGGAAGCTGCTTTGAGTGCTGCCATCCGTTTGGACGTCGCGCATTGTTAAGCGCCGTCCGACCTTGGTATGTCCTTAAACTACCACGAGTAATCCGCGTGAAAGATTGGGTATGGAGGTGCGTTTTGACGCTTTGACCAACTCCCAAGCCCACGGTTGGCAACCGAATATGCAATCGTTAGTAGCGACTGTGATGGGGGATTGTATAGTGGTCCCATTTCAGTATCCACTTGTTATTTGATATGGAAAATACTGTTACTACTACATTCGTGGACGATGGTCTCGTTCATGAAGAAAATTATAAGACTAATGTGGATTCGGACACGTTGTCCGCAAAAGATCAGGATTTGGCTTCTTTCTTTGCAAAACCTTATCTTGCTGGTGTTGTTAATTGGAACACGGCATCCACAAACCCCCGGGGCACCAATTTGCTCGTTACAAAGTTGTGGACTTTGTACACTGGTGTCCCAGCCTGGGTCGAGAAGACTCGTGGTTGGGGGTTAATCCGAGGAACTTTCTGCTTTAAAGTAGAAGTTAATGCTAGCCCTTTCCACCAAGGCAAGCTCCTCTTATCTATCAATCCGCTTGAGGCAAACACCACTTTAACGCTTACATCCAATAATGCTATGCGAACTACTAAATTAGCTAGTTTGCACCAGCTGCCTTGTGTTGAACTCGACTGTGGTGAATCCGCTTGTGTTTTGAAGTACCCATATATTGCACCGTCTAGTTGGATAGACGTTGCTACCGTTGCCGCAGCGCCTGAAGTTTCTAACTCATATGACTGGGGAACGGCAAGGCTAACAGTCTTGTCACCTTTAGATATTGGTTCCGGTGGATTCACCGACGTTAATGTTGCTATATACATCTGGATGGAAGATGTTGAATTTGCAGCGCCGTTGGTCCCACAGGGACGGAAGACAGCTAAATCTCGCTATGCTATAAAGAGTTTTAGCGCTGTCGATAAGGAGAAAGATGTTATGCAGAGTGGTCCGTTGTCCAAAGGTTTAAAAGCCGTTGGTTCAGCAGCCACTAGCCTGGGTACGATCCCGTTTCTGGCGCCAGTAATGGCTCCAGCTGCGTGGGTTTCCAATTTGTTAGCAGGTGTAGCTTCGTCGTTTGGATGGAGCAAGCCTGAGATCGACAATGCACCGATGCTTATGTCAAACCAATTTAACTCATTTATGGGGGTTTCGGATGGTATAGACACTGCGTATAGTGCGGCGTTGATTAGAAACCATCTAGTTACACCGACAGATGGAGATACTATATACGATGGTGATGAAATGAGCTTTGAGTTTCTAAAGAAGAGAGAAACTTATATTGGATTCTTTACTTGGACTGATTTGGCTAATAGTGGGACTGATTTATTATCAAAGTCCGTTAAGCCTACAGAATTCGTAGAGACCGGTACTGTTGTTCACGGTACACATACTGCTACATTCGCTGTAGGACCGCCTTTTACTTATTTGGCGCGTTTCTTTCAGTGTTGGAGAGGTAGCATTTGTCTCAAGTTTAAGATTGCTAAGACTACTTACCACACTGGTAGGTTGCAAATTACGTTCACACCTGGATTTGCGCAAACCTCACCTAACACCTTCAACTCTATGTATTCTCTGAGAGAGATTATTGATTTGAAGGAAGGTAATGAAATTTGTCTGAAGATGCCTTACTTGTTGCCGTTGAATTATCTCAACTATGATCAACAAAGTGGTTGGTTGAATGTTAAAGTACTTACCGAGCTTAGACATCCTGAGACCGCAGCTAGTTCTGTGGATATCTTGATGTATTGTCATGCCGGTGATGACTTTGAATTAGCTATTCCGTATGAGACTACAGCTGCTCAAGTACCCTTTTCGCCACAAATGGATTTATCTGGTTTAAAACCCCAGATGAACCAAGTTGGTGGAGAGGAGAAGGTCGTTGAAGAGGTTATTGGTCATGAAGATGAGAAATCTATGACTACTCTTCCGGCCGAGCAATCAATCGGAGAAGCTTTTACTAGCATCAAACAATTATTGAATAGAGCTGTGCCATGGTTTCCAACAACGGCATTCACTGCTTCTACTGGGTCAATTAACATTTACCCATGGTACAATTCAGTCATGTATTCGGACAACGCTGGCCTGGTTCTTCCAGGTACCAGTTGGGATCCTTATGCCCTGTTTGCACCTATGTATATGTTTTATCGTGGTAATGCTCGTGTGCATATGTCTACCACACAGACTGATACTACTACTGCATTGACATTGGCAAGTAACCAATTAACTTATGGTTCGCTTAATCCAATAATGCAGCAGACAACAGTGGCACCTTTTGCGAATGCTACATCACTTTCGCACTCACCCCAGGGTTCGCTATTAGGTCCAGTACAACGGACTAATATGGTGACCTCTACCCAAATAGCTAGTGCTGGTCCAGGAATGTCGTCTTGGATCGCTCCTTATTATTCAAAATATAAGACTAGCGTAGTTGGATTGAGTCAAGGTGCTGCCGTTCTGAAGTTAGATCGGTCTGCTCCCCAAGTTGCATTGAATATTGCCGCTCCCGCGCCGGCTCTTGTCACTGGTAATTACTTCCGCTCATTTTGCGACGACTTTAAGTTTTCGTATTTTGTGGGAGCCCCACCGGTGTTTATTTCAATCACCTAGATTTGTCCGCTTGAAGGACACGTTAGCCCAACGTTATGGGAAAAGAATGGTACTCTTGAAAGGCCCCTTATTTGCATAGGTAATGCAAGCAAAACTAGTGTTAGGTTTTAACCTCGAAAGAGGGGAATTTCCCTGACCATTATTCATTATGATGATATGTTGTTAAACACCTACACTGACGCGTGAGGTGTTGTGCCAGACAACATTTCTAGTGATAACGTGGAAGAAAGCCCACGGTTATGTTCTTGTGCATCTAGTTTCGACTAGGTGCACTAGATTTTTC